GAGAACGAATTTTACCCGCCGGCGATCTACCGAATCGAAAAGTATGGGATTGAGCAGACATTTTAGTTAAAAGTCTTTACATTATTACCTTGTTGGGATATAATAAAAGTAGCTAAAGAGCAACACCCGAGGCAATAGAATAGGAGCCTGATGAGGAGCTAAAAGCGAGGACATAAAACTATAACGGAGGGCAAAGTATTACGAAAATACAAGTAAAAGGTGCTAGCACTACACAGAGTTTTGATTTAATTGACGGTAAACTGGAGTGTACTCACGAGAATACAAGCATGACCGAAGAAGATTTTGGTTGTGCAGACCCTATAAAAGGGGATTACGTAGATGATTGGAGGCCTGTAGAGGTCTGCGACGACTGCGGAGCTAAACGAATTATTATTAAAGGTAAGCCATACACAGACGAAGATGGATGTATTACTTCCGATGACGACTGTGGAGATTGGCAGAAGAATTAAAATGAATCGCAAAAAAGTAAATGAAGAAATAGCAAACAGTATTGGTGATATTATCGCCACTGCACTCGCCAAGAAAGTGGTTAAAGAGCAACTAGGTCATATTAAGATCAGGGAAGGCATGACCAAGAGAGAAGTCAAAGACGTAATCCAAGAGATTGGTGAAGCTTATAGCGCCGTGTTCACAAGCACGATCAAAGCGATCAATAAAGGAATGCAAGGCCCAATCAATTCTGGGTATGTATTGATGGATGAGATCAATAAAGAGTCTGGCATTGAAGTAGACATCTATGATGAGGACGAAGAGGACGATGAGGACGAAGAGGACGAGGACTAAATTATTCCGCCCAGAGAAGATCGCCGTGGTAATCTCGCCGAAGAAAAGCAATGAGAAGACCGTCCGCAGGCTTATCTTGGAGAAGTTAAAAAGTGGGAAGATTAAAGAGGGGTGGGAAGTCCGGCGCGTAATCGAAAAACCACTAATAAACGGTAAAGCCCACGCCTGTATTTGCACGTATTCCAACCCCACAGAACGAGCCGAGAAGTTCCTAAAAAAACATGAGGACGACCTTAGTAGGTTAGCTGTTAAGTATCTAATGGAGATGGAAGATGGAAGATTGTAAAAGATACAAAACTGACACACTAGGCGAAATCCTAGAAATTCCACCTGAAGCATTTCAGAGATATCTTGGAGACCTTAAACTGCTACACAAGCAATATTGGGAAATCAAAAAAGAGTGCAAGGAGCGAGGGTTAAAGGTGGTTAAGGTAGCTAATAACGTGTGGATTGATGATGGGATGAATAGGTCTAGAATCACCATAAAAAAGAAGCAATAACAGAGATACGCCTAGTGATGGGCGTATTTTTCTATATTCTATAAAAATCTCCAAAAATCCCCTTGACATAACGCCCCACATGGGATAGAATAGAAACATAAACAAGTAAACCACGAAAGGACATAAAATGGGTGAATATAACAAAAACTCAGCAGAATTTAAAAACGAGATCGAAAAGATCATCAAAAGGATTGAAGCTGAAACCGAATACGCCGCAACAGCAACAGATGAGGGTCTAATCATCGACCATAAAAAAGGGTGATCACGACAATGACTACTCATTAAGCTTAGATGACGGCAAAATTTGGGTATCTTACAGCGGTGATGAACAAGCTTTTGAAACTCTAGAAGAAGCCGGAAACTACTTAATCGAGCAACTAAACTTCTAAAAAGAGGACAATAAAATGGGCAACTTAAAATATTTACTCGCAGACCCTAGCTATATATTAGATACGGACACATGGAAGGATCTAACCAAAAAGGCAAATCAGCCAGAGAATGCTAACCTGAACTTCTCGGATGTACTTAAGAAGCTAGTAGCTGTTGAACTTTACAAGAGGGGAACCAAAGAAGAACTAGAGGGGATCAGCTTGGATGAACTAGAGAGTGGGATCAAAAAGACATGTGGAGCCGGAGACTTTGAGATCTACGACGCCAACGGAAGATACATGGGTGTGGCCACCACAGATAGCGGAATGCTAGCCTTAATCCCCTACTCGTTATACGAGAAGAACAGGTTGGCCATTAGACTCAATAACCCGATGGCCGGATGGATCAAGCTAGAAGAATTTAAGAAAGGCTATAGGTCCTTCATAACTGATGAATATCAAGAGGACGAGGAGTAGGTTAAAATGGACAGATTAACAGAACTTTATAACATGGCCGAACCGCCAATGTTTGAGACGATAGCTAAAGGCAAACACTCTGGTTATGAATTCTTTATTTTATGGTTTAGTAGCCATCCAAACGCCTACATCAAAATCCCGAAAGATCACCCATACTACAAGAAAGATTACACCAGTATAGATGATAAGTGCCTAGTCCACGGGGGGTTTTCGTTTAGTGGGGAGTATCTGGATAAAAGGCATGGATTGCCGGATGGGTGGTACTTAGGGTGGGATTACGCCCATTCTATCGACTTCGTCAATCTCCCTAACCGTCGGTTAAACGGGTTTAGGTGGACAGTAAAGAGCGTAGAAAGAGACTGTAAAGAGATTATTGACAGCATAATAAAGGAGGCAGAATGAGCGACTCGCGCAAGGTTTTATCATTGGTTAATCGCTATGATGAATATCCGATCCCAAAGCTTTTCGGGGATGACCACTACTATATGTTCATGCACGGCAGTCTCTTTGGACTCTTTAACTTATCAGATGAGAGAGTTGTAAACCTATTATCTATTAACAACTCTAAAATGCACAATGGCCAGTTCTTAAAATTCATTGAGACCCTTGAAAAATTCGCAAGAGACCACAATCTAAAATTTGTGATAGGTGAAATTATGAATGACAGGCTGGACAAGTGGTTTGAGAGGAGAGGGTACTTAAAAGATCGAGATAATCGAGTATATAGAGGTTTAGTATGAGAGAAATTGAGTTTAGAGGAAAATCTACTAAAGATGAGGCGTGGGTCTATGGTTCTTATGAATCGTTTATGCAAGTTTTAACAGATAGAGAGATAGCAACTATTCATGTGAAGATGGACTGGGGATTAAACTCTCACGTAGAGGTGTGGGATGATACTATTGGCCAATATACAGGGATTAAGGATAAAAACGGAAAGAAAATTTTTGAGGGGGATATAGTCGCAGAGTATAACGGAGACATTACAGGCCAAATAATTCAACATGCGAGCGGAGAGTGGCAAATAGCATGGTTTGGAATATTCGGTGGAGTGAGCAAGCTTTATTCCCACAGAGACTTTTGCGAGGTCATTGGTAGTATACATGACGACATTGAATGCGCGAAAGATGATCAGATTAGCCTCTGTAAAAATTGCTGGTGTATGACACATACGATAAATAATAAATGTGGTAAATGTGGAGCAAACAAGGAGAAATAAATGAAAATGGACGACATTATTCTACTGCCAAATGAGGCTGATTTGAACCATGAGGAGCTACTTATCATTAGATCCGCACTACAAATACATAGCCAACAGACTCAAGAGGCTCTATTTAAGATCAATCATTTAATTAAATCAGGTGAAGAGGAGAAATAATGTTACCAACAAAATCGACATTTGATGAATATGTTAAAAAAGGGCTGGTTAGAAGCCAAACCTACAAGGACATGACCATTTATCAGTACACCGAGTTTACCCAATTTGAGAGTTTATGGAATAACTGCACCTTAAACGCCCGTGGCATTGTGTTTGACGATGACGGGGTACTAGTCCAGCGTTGCATCCCGAAGTTCTTCAACCACGATGAACCAGACGGCATTAAGGTCGAGAGATTGACGTTAGCAGAGCAAGTCCCTGTAATACAAGAAAAGTTAGACGGCTCTCTGATTAAAATCACAAAAGACCAGGAACACGGATTAGTCATTACTTCAAAAGCAAGTTTTGAGTCAGACCAAGCCAAGATGGCAAAAGAAATCGTTGATGAGAATAACTACAACTTCGAGGAGGGCTGGACTTATCACTTCGAACTTATCCATCCCGACAACCAAATTGTCTTGAACTATGGCGATGAGAGAAAACTAGTCCTCCTCGCTATCATCGACAACATAACAGGTAAAGATATTGACATCTATTCTGACGAGTTTAAGTTTGAGAAACCAAAGTTATATAGCTATGAGACTCTGTTAGATGTTAATATCCTGAATAAAAACGGACTCCACGAGGGCGTAGTGGTGAACTATGGAAGCTATCGGTTGAAGTATAAGACCGATGAGTACATTAGGCTTCACCGTATCGTTACTGAGTTCACCACGAAGAGAGTCTGGGAAGTACTATCATCCGGACAACGAATAGACAGGATGAATATCCCAGAGGAGTTTATCAAGTGGCTTGATGACACAGAAAGAGAACTACTCCTTAAATACAATGAGCTATTTGACAAAATTAACCAAGCTCTTGCAGATACCATTAACATGACCAATAAAGAAATCGCCTTGTCTGATGATGAAGCGATTAAAGAAATGCGAGAATATATTTTTGCCATCAGGTCGGGAAAAAGCATAGAGGCAAAAGTTTGGAAAGCAATAAAACCGAAAGGAGAAAAATGAAAATCTTAATACTAAAGGGACTCCCTGCTTCAGGCAAATCTACCTATGCTAAGGAGCTAGTATCAGTAAACCATAACTGGGTTAGGGTCAATAAAGACGATCTAAGAGCCATGATGAATGGTGGAGTATTCTCTGGTAAACTTGAGAAGCATATTGTAAGGACAGAGCGAGAGCTTGCAGAGAACGCCCTTAAGCTTGGAAAGAATGTTATAGTTGATGACACGAACTTTAACCCAAATCATGAAATCTTTTTTAGAGCCTTAGCTTATCAGTATAGTGCAGAGGTCGAGGTTAAGTTTTTTGACACTCCACTAGCAATGTGTATAGATCGTGATAATAAGCGCCCTAACGGCGTAGGTGAGACGGTAATCCGTAGAATGTACAACCAATACTTAAAACCTAAACCAGCCGTTTACGAGCGAGATGGGAGTCTACCAAAGGCAATTATCTGTGATATAGATGGCACCCTAGCCCACATGAAAGACCGAAGCCCATACGATTGGAGTAGGGTAGACCAAGATGAAGTTGACCCAATTATTAGAAATCTACTTAATGCAATAAAAAACAAATACTTTATTATCTTAACCTCTGGGCGTGATGAGGCATGCCGAGAAAACACAGAGAAGTGGTTAAAAGAAAATGATGTTCCCCATGCACGACTGTTTATGCGAAATGAAAATGACAACAGAAAAGACACAGTGATAAAACGAGAATTATTTGAGAACTATATCAGATATCATTACAACGTTGAGTTCGTTTTAGATGATCGCAACCAAGTTGTCGATATGTGGCGAAGCCTCGGATTGAAGTGCTTGCAGGTAGCTGAGGGAGACTTTTAATGGAGATTTTAAACGTAGCTGTTTCGATAGCAGTCATAGTGGCTTCAATAGTACTTATAGTGAACCTAACTTTAACGGCTGTAGCTCTGTGGAGATTATGGAGTATAGATAGGTTAAGGCACAAGACCGCTAAGCTGGAATTTAGAATTGAGAAGATCATAGAAGCAGAACTAAAAAAGATTGAAAAGGAAGAAAAGGAGAAAGAATAATGAAAACTAGCATGGATTTAAATAATACCGGAAACGTGATTTATACGAGACAACAGAAAGGCCACAGCGTTCTACTGGCCGTATGCACCATGGGATATCTTGGCTTCGGCCTCCCGTTGATAATCTATTACATCTTAAGCCCGAACCACTATTGGCATTTGTAATAATAAGAGGTATAATAAAAACGTATTCCAATACCTAATTATTTTCAGAAAGCCCCCCACTAGGGGGTCTTTTTGTTGGTCATATTCAAGAAACTTCCCCCGTTGTATAATAAGAAAAATAAGTATAAGGAGAACGAGGTGGAGATAAAACCAAATATTAACTTAACATTTGAGGAGCTAAGGGCGTCGGCGACCAATGCAATCAATGTCTCCTTAATCCGAAGTTTAAGGGGGATTACCTTGGGTGAGATCACCCCAGCTCTAAAGTTTTGGCTAGTGAAGATACTAAGCCAAAATGGATACGCTAATATCAGAGCCTTGCCAGATCGAGATATTAGAGGTGGAATATTCCTAAAGCTAACCCATGGTAAAGGGATCGCAACCTTTTACCCGACCATAGGTAATGGCTTTATCCAACTTGAAGTAGTGTCTAGCACCGGTAGGCCACTTGGTTCTATAGCTGAGGAGATTAAGCGCGCCGAGTTTAGACCTAGAGAGAAGACCGAGAGACTGATTGGAAGACTAAGGGTTTATAAAGAGGTTAATAGACATGAAGCGTAGCACTATAAGTAAAATAGTTAAGTCTATTCTAGCTCAAACCTATTCAGACACTAAACTCCGCCACGAAGACGTCCGAGAGGAGACATTTAAGCGATTAACTAATGAAGCCACAATCATTCTGAAGACTGCCCTATTCTGTGAAGATAAGGGAATAGACGAGGCCATGAAGTACTATAACGGAACCCATAGTAAGATTGAATATAAAGAGTTCATTGGAGAAGAAGAGTGAGAACTTATGGTAAGCTCCACCGCAAAGGAGAGAAAAGCTATAAACCAAGGGAGCGTGATTTTAGGCGTGATGAACTAAAAAAGCGTGCTAAGCGAAGAAAGCTAAGAATAAGAGAAGACGCGGAATATACGAACTTTAATGATTTTAAGGAGTAAAAGATGGCAGTGATGAAGTTAATGGAAATTATGTGGCAAATAATCGTCATATTAGGACAACTAACCATAGCAGGATTTTTACTATTCTCCCTAACCTCAATGGTGATATTAGTAGTTGGCTTATTCATGGCTGTTTATGAATATAACCGTAAAGGTAAGAAGAAATGAGCAAAGTAAATACAGAGACAAAAAAGAAAGCCAATACTCCGGCTAGGGGTGGTAAGGGAACGGGCGTCAGTAGTATTAGTGGAACTCCTCCCCCGAAAGAATACCAGTTTGGTCAACCAAACGGGAATCCTAAAGGCCGAGGCTTCTGGAAAAAAGAAGACACGCCACGCTATAAGCTCGAGAAGATGATGAAGATGAGCGAGAAAGAGCTAATGGAAGTGTGTGCGGATAAGGACGCCCCTCTATTTGAGAGAAAACTAGCGTCATTTATTAGCAATGGGGAATGGGATGAGATCAGGGGCATGATACAAGAGGTTTATGGCTCTCCTAAGAGTACTGTTATCACTAAGGTCGAAGTATCTGACCCATACGAGGGATTAACCACAGAAGAACTAAAAGCCATTCTCCAAGCCAAACCCACAGAAACCGAACAAAAATGACAAAATGCAAGCAAAAACCCGCATTTTTGACATCAAAACACTAAATCTGTTCGGTTTTTAGGAGCGATAAAACATGATCCTAGACTATAACCACGTTGAGATATTACTAGCGAGGAGAGAGTTTTGGCGATACTGTCAAAAGATGTACCCTGATTTTTATGCAGATGATATCAAGTACCTCAAAGAATTATGCGACACCCTAGAGTGGTTCTATCGTGAGAGCGACCGCCACATTCTGATTATTTGTCTTCCCCCAAGGCATGGTAAGAGCTTAACCGCCGGCAACTTCGTGGAGTGGGTACTAGGACAAGACCCGACACTGCCGATCATGACAGCTAGCTATAACGAGATCCTAAGCTCTACGTTTAGCCGTAAAGTGAGGGATACTATTAGTACTGCTAAGGTCGGAGATAAGCTTGTATATAGCGATATATTCCCGAACACTAAACTAGAATACGGGAACTCCGGCGTGAACCTATGGCAGACCACAGCTAGTAGAGTGCCAAACTATATCGCCACCAGCCCTACAGGAACAGCTACGGGCTTCGGTGCCAAACTACTGCTAATTGACGACATTATTAAGTCCGCAGAAGAGGCCTATAACGAGGCCTCACTAGATAAATCATGGCTTTGGTACAACAACACAGCACAACAGCGTCTAGAGCATGGTGGGAAGACCATTGTGATCATGACTAGATGGGCAGAGGGAGATCTAGCGGGGAGGCTACTCCAAGCCTATCCTAAGGACATAGTGCTGTTCAAACGTAAGGCAGTGCTAGATTATGCAAAAAAGGAAATGCTAGCCCCAAAGATCCTAAGCTTCGAAGACTTCAAGCGTAAGACACAGGAGATGAACCCTGATATTGTGGAGGCTAACTTTAATCAGACGCCGATAGACGTTAAGGGCAGACTATATACGAACTTCAAGGAGTGGGAGAATTTGCCGACCTCGTCTGATGGACAGGTGTGGAATTATACCGATACGGCCGATACAGGCACGGATTTCTTATGCAGTGTAAATTACATCATCCATAATAATGAAGCCTACATCACAGATCTAGTGTTTACACAGGAGCCTATGGAGACCACCGAAAACATGGTGGCAGACCTCTATGTAAGAGGGAACACCACTAAAGCAATGATTGAGAGCAACAACGGTGGCCGAGGATTCGCTAGGAACGTGAAGACTAAGCTAAATGATAGAGGCTGGAACCAAACACGAATTAGCACGGTGGCGCAGACCAAGAACAAGGAGAGCCGAATTTTAACCAGCAGTGGATGGGTAGAGGAGCATGTCTATATGCCACTAAACTGGAGGCGAAAATACCCTGAGTTCGCTAGCCAAGTCCTAAAATACCAGCGTAAAGGCAAGAACGCCCACGACGACGCACTAGACGTCCTCGCCTCTATCTATGAACATGTATGTGGTAAAATTAAGCCAACGATAGCCAATAAGAGCGACCTCTTAGGCACAACTAGAGTTCGTCAGAACTACTGGAGATGATAGATGAAACAATACCAACTGAAGCGAGGCACAGAGCTAACCCCGCAGATCATAAAAGACATTATAGATTGGTGCGAACTCCGTGGACAGAAGCTAAAAAAGAAGCTCGACTATTACCAAGGGCTAAACGACATCACAGAGACTAGACCTGCTCAAGCTGGCAAAGCTACAGTTTTAGTGAACCACGCTAGCTTCATTACGGATATTAACGTGGCGTACCTACTCGGGAATCCAGTCCAATATCAAATCACTGATGGCATGGAAGAGGTATTGCAACCAGTGCTTGATGTCTACAAGAAACAAACCATTGACACGCTAGACACTGAGCTGGCTAAGGACGTCAGTATTTACGGCATAGGTTACGAATACGTCTACAACGACGAGATCGCCCAGCCACAGAGCGTAGTGAGTGACCCACGCAACACGGTGCTAGTAGTCGACACAACGGTACAGCATAAACCACTGTATGGCGTGATCTATCGGGCTATATATGAGGGTGGCAGTACAATCCCTACTGGATACGAATTAACCGTGGTGGACGACAGCACAATTAGAGAGTACTCGATGGATGGCAAAGGCGCAGAGCTTAGCTTAGTATATGAAGCTCCACATGCTTTTGGCGGTGTGCCTTTAATTGAAGTTCCGAACACTAAGCACTACACCGGAGATTTCGATAACGTCATGAACCTGATTGACGCCTACAATATCCTGCAGAGCGACCGAATCAACGATAGAAAAACCTTAGTGGAGGCCATCCTTGTTGGGTATGGTGTAGACCTAGACGAGGAGCAGGTTAAAGACCTCAAAGAGAACCGCATGATTACTGGTGTGCCAACAGATGGCAAGATTGAATACCTAATTAAGACGTTAAATGAGGCCGACACCGAGGTACTGCGTAAGAGTATTGAGAATGATATCCATAAGATCAGTTATACCCCGAATATGAGTGATAACGAATTTGCCGGCAACCTCTCGGGCGTAGCTATTGGATACAAACTGTTCAACTTTGAACAACACATCAAAGACAAGGAGAGCTATTTTGAACGTGGACTAATGCAGAGGTTAAAGCTCTACTACAATTACCTGAAGACATTAAGCAAGATCCGTGCTAATGACTCCCTAGATATCGTTACCGAGACCGACGCTGTGTTTAACCGTGCATTGCCGAAGAATGACCTAGAGACCTCACAGATGATTAGTAACCTTAAGAGCGCCGGAGTAGTAAGCGACCAGACCCTAGTAGGCCAGTTAAGTTTTGTAAAGAACCCCGCAGAAGAGGTAGAGACTGCTAAGCTTGAGAAAGCAGAAGAGCTGAAATATAACGACTTTGGAACTGAGCCGATCATCACGGAGAGCGACGAAACACACGAAGAAGAGGAGTAGGCCATGCCTGATCAGAGATTTATTGAGAATAAGGCGATTAGAGTGTTCTATAACCTGATGGCCTTTAGTGGATTACTAACCGCGTTAATCAACCAAGGAGACGGCATGATGGGTGGGCTAGAGCGAGCCATAGGCTTCGCACAATTCTTCACTTATATGTCTATGTGCTACCTAAGCCGAAAGAACCTAGTAGAGCAGAGCATTGTCATGGTGCAAGGCGCAATGATCTTGCAAGGCCTTATGGTGGTTCTATCGGTCTATAACAACTTCATTGCGCACGCCATTGACCTGAATCTTGTGCAGAGTGATATATTAGGTGGGATTATAATCGTGTGGGCTTTATATCATAGACAGCGAGACCTTAGGAGACTACTGGCCACCGCACAAAAAATTCAGGACATAAGAGAAAAATGAATTGGCAAGAGATTATCCTTGGCATTATAGGCGGAGGCGGATTTGCTACGGTTATAACCGCTCTAGCCACCCGCAAGAAGAATACTAGCGACATCCAGCAGAGCAACATCGACACGGCTCTGAAGCTTAAGAGTGAGGCGTTGAAAGAGTACATGACGGCACGGGAAGAGTTGTCTGAAGCTAGGCGCTTAATCGCCAATGCAGAGGAAAGGATTAGACTAGCTAATGCCTACATTAAGGTATTGCAAGACCTGCTAGACGAGAATGGCATTAAATACCCACCTAGGGAGGCTATGAATGAGGATATCAAAAACCAATAAGGAGTATTGGATAGACCGTGAGACCCTGCGCATTGCGCAGAATGAGCAGGGCTATAACGGAGTCAGACAGACTGTAGCGAGGATCTATGATACCAATAACCAGTATGTGCTAGGTGAGCTTAGGAAGATCTACAGCCGTGGTATTGCTGATCCAACCTATTTACGCCAACTAGAGACGGCAGACAGCCTGCGGGAGTTCCTGTCTATTGTGAAGAAAAAAGGCTTGTACGATATGCTCCCTGACAACTACAAATTCAGGGCAGATAGATTAACGAGTCTTAACCGCAACATCTGGCTTAGGTGCAAAGAGAGCATGGTTGATGAGTACGTGCTAACTAGCAATGCTTATACTAGGGGAGTAAATGGCATATACACAAGCATGTCTAAGGACTTAAGCGAAGCTAGTGGTCTGGCTAGTAGCTTCGGCACCATACCGGTAGATAGGCTAGAACGAATTATGGCCGTGAGACCGGATGGATCAGACTTTAGTGCCACTATATGGCGTAATAATGAGAAGCTGATCACTGAGCTTAACACCACATTAGCTTCAGGCTTCCAACTCGGTAAGTCGATTGAACAGATGTCTAGTGAGTTAAGCCGAAGAATGGACGTGGCGAAATTTAATGCAGATAGGATCATTCAGACTGAAGCCAACTACTACGCCAATCAAGCCGAGTATGAGTGCTATAAGGACTATGGTGTTGAGAGATACCAGTATATTGCAGTGCTAGACAACAGGACTAGTGAGACCTGCCAGCACCTTGAGGGTAAGGTGTATAAGCTAAGCGAGGCTAAAGTGGGGGTCAATTACCCACCAATGCACCCGTTCTGTAGATCTAGCACAATTCCTGTGCTTGCCGGAGAAGTTAAGGGGTATGCCGGCGAGCGAATAGCAAGGTATGAGAAAGGCGGGGCAGACAAATACATTTATGATGGCGAAATAAGACAAGGCGTTAATCCTGTGTTTAATCGCGATCCGATCAGTCCACAAGCCACACTAGCCCCTAATACGACACTAGGCTACACTAAGAGCTTCAATGAGGACATCGACCCTGCTGTACGCAGGCAGTATAAACAAGCTCTTAGCGAGGACTTTAGCGAATATCCACAAGTGCAGAACTCTGTGAGTGGGGTGAGTGGTACCGGCAGGACGTTTGGAGACACTACCAAGACACTAGGCACTTATAACAACGCCAACAACCTGAATATCAATGTAGTAGCCCCAACCACAGCAAAAGGCGCTGAAGCCGGACTAACTAGAGATCAGAGACTAGTGGAGCTTAAAGGCCTAGACAGTATGAGGATTAACTTCCAAAAGGTGAAGATGAGCGCTAAGGATTATCAGGATCACATCACTAAGAACTATAAATCTAAGCACTGGGTAGCGAAATCTGCCAAGGGGATCGCACACCACGAGTTCGGACACGCTCTAGGCCATTATTTAGAAGCCCGAGGCAAGGGATTAACTAATAATCAGATCGCAGGGATTAAACGAGCCTATGGCAGAAACGGTAGACGAATCACTAACAGTACCACTGCTGAGAACATGGCTAGAGTGGTCAATGGCTTCAAAAACTCAGCTGGGCTAGATACTGCACAGAGCCAAATCGTAAAGACCGTGCTAGAGGCTAACACAGGGGGAGAGGAAGTGTTTAGAGGGCGAAGAGGAGTGGTAGCTTTGAGCCGGTATGGCAAGAAGAATTGGCACGAGAGTTTCGCAGAGCTGTTTAGTTATGCAAGGCAGAACCCGAACACAGAGATCTCAAAGCTGTTAAATGTAGAGATCGCTAAGAGATTAGCTTAATTTAAGAAATATGTATAAGCGTGTTATAATCAGGCTGTAAACCCGACGGGGGTAAAACGGAAAGGATGAAAGGCTAATGGACAACAACAACCAGCCAAACACTACGCCCGCTAACGAACCTCAAAACGATAGCAACAAGGGCGGTCAAAATGAGAAGACCTTTACTCAGGATGAGGTCAACCAGCTAATCGGTAAGTACCGAAGCGAAGGCAAAACCAAAGCTGAAGCTGATATTGCTAAAGCAGTTGCAGACGCCAAAGCCGAATGGGAACGCCAAAGCAAATTGACCGAAGAAGAAAGAGCAAAGGAAGCAAGCTCCAAGCGTGAGCGTGAACTTGAAGAGAAAGCAAAGGCTCTATCATACCGAGAGAACACCACAACCGCTAAGGAATTGCTAGCCGATAAACATATTGATACCACCATGGCACGCTTCCTAGTTACTGCAGACGCAGACGAAACTAAGAAGAACGTGGAAGAGTTTGAAAAAGCTTTTGCAAAAGCCGTGGAAGTAGCCGTAGAGGATAAACTTAAGGGTAAAACCCCTGAAGACAAGAGCGGAGCTAAAAATAATAACTCTACCGCCTCAGACTACGCCAAAGGTATATATAGGAACGGCACCACAATAGCTTGTTAATTCAGGCACTACTTTATAGGAATTTATACAATGGCACGAACCGACGCACGTAGTATTTATGATTCTAGTGATGATACTACCAAAGCCAAATTAGCCGAACTTTCCGGCAAACTTATCGAAGGAATTTTTGCTACTGCTATTTCTAGCGGTATTAAAAACACCGATTACTCAGGCGATCCAACCACTGGTTCTGTTGAAGTAAACCGCTTCAAAAACGCAGTCTCTAAAGACTACGGCACCGCACGTGGCGCAGGTAAAGGCGAAGCACTCCGTAACACTGGTAAGGTTACCGTCAACATCAACCAGCGCAAAGAAATCATTGAAGAAGTCAACGGCACCGACCTTGCTCTCTTCGGCCTAGCAGGACTCGCTGAGAAACGCGCAAATAACCACCTCAAACAGATGGTTGCAGTCTTAGACCGCGCTTTCTTCACCGAAGCTGAAGCTAAAGCAACCAACGTTGTCTTGACCGGCATTACCGCGATTGAAGAAGTTGCAGAAAAGATGATCCAAACCATCATCTCAGTCAAGAACGACTGGGTTGACGGCGTTGATAAAGAAGATGTTGTAATGACCCTTAACCCTAAGGCCTACGGCAAGCTTCGCAACTACCTTGACAAGGTTACCGTTCCTACCGTCAATAGCGGCACCCGTGAGATCAACGTGTTCCACGGTGTCGAA